ACTTGCAAGGCTGCAATCAAGTAGTCACACTGAGATTTAGCTTCTCGAAGCATGCTTACATGACCAGCATGAAGGAGGTCGAAGGTGCTAGCCGTCAGTCCTATTCGCATTCTTATCTCTATTTAAAAAGTCACGATTTGGATCTTGTCCGTCAATACCACCACGTGCATACGCAACAGCAAAAGACGAATAGTTAATTAGATCTTTAAGTGAGTCCTCAATGGACTCAAAGTTTGGTTCATAATCAGGATCATTCTCCATTGCCTCGAGAACAGACCATAATCGAATAGTTTTTGTATTGATTAATTCCATAATGGACATTACACCACGTGGATAGTAATCAGCTTGTTTTATACGTGAATTAGGGTTTTGATAATCACGTGATTTTCTATCTTGAATCTCTGCACATTCTTGCAAGACTTTAATTGATTCTTTCATAATTAATTTCCTTTACCGGATAAACGCATTGGATTCTCTTCTGCTCTAGCTAGAGTGGATAATTGTTTTTCAAGAGCTCTTATTCCGTCTATTTCTATTTCAACTCCGTGAATTGTTTCAATCTTAGATTCTACAGGAAGAAAATAAAATTCTAATGTTTCACCTTTTAAATCATTAGTCATTACTTCATGCCATAATGTATCTGATGCATCATTTCTATCTTCTGTTATTCTTTTTAATGATCTAGAATATTGATATGTTCTTGCTGATACACCTTTTGCATTTTCTATTTTACCGACTTTTTCAATACCGTCAACTCCGATAAAAGCATAAACACCACGTCTTTTATCTGATGCATTTCTATCATGAAATGTCCATCCTGTTGAAGTATATTCAACGTCTGACCATAATTCACCAAGTTCTTTAAATCGTTCTATAACTAACATGTAATACTCCTTCGACCTTGAGTATATCCTATCACATCTGAAAAGGATTGTACATACTTTTTTTCACTTTTTTTAAAGTGTAACATTTATGTCACTATTTTTTAAAGTAATAATAGTTATCGTCCATTCTTGTTCCACGTAATTCTTTAAGAGCTTTAGTCATATCAACTTCTTTTAACTCTTTCAGAGGATATTGAAACCGTTGTCCGCCTTTCATATCAGGTTCTAATCTTGCCAAAGCTTGTTTAGCATCAACAAAGTCAATAATCTCATACTCTACTGACTCACCTAACTCAAGACGTTTGTATGGTTTTACCCACATCCATATTCCGAGTTTATCTATCTTTCCTTCTAAGATCTGTTTCTGAATGTATGGTGACAAATGTACACCAGCTTTAGAATATATCTTATAGTCAATAGTACCTAGAACCTTGTGAACAGTATCATATTCGTATCCATCATACAGCGTTTGAAATGGATCTACCTTTGCTTGATGCCATTCTACAAACTCACAATCCCACTGAAAATATGGGTCTAGTTGTTCGCGTTCATCTTTAGCAACACGCTCATCGCGTCTGACAATAAACTCTTTTGCAACTTTACCTTTGTATCGGCTCATTTCCCATAAACCCCACTGATTCTCTTACAATATCTTTATGAGCAAATTCTGCCCAATATAATTCAAATGCAACTCCTTCTTCAAGGCATTCAAACTTATGATATAAACCTGGTTTTACTTTTGTGTAATCACCTGGATATAATATAGTCTCATCACATAAGTCATAATCTTTTTGCCATACTTTAATTCGCATAGTACCAGACTCACAATAGAAACCATTCCATTTATATTCATGTAAGTGTTTAGAACAAACACCACCTTTTTTCATTTCTATTCTATGAAACTCTAAAACTCCGTTAGCTTCAACGAGTTCAGTAGTTCCCCATACTTTACCAGCTATCACTTATTTCTCCTTACCTAATTTAATATATGCATCTTGAAGTTGCTTTTGCAAATCTCTTACATTACGTTTTAATATTTCTATTTCATCAGCCTGTGCTATAAGCAGCTTACGATTCTTTTCAGCTTCCATTTCATCAGGTAACATTACTCAGTCCTTGTAAAATATGGTTTACGACAAATAGTTCTGCCTGAAGATAGTTGACGAGAACAACGCCAGTCTGCCGTGTCTTCCCATTTCCAATCAGGTCCTCTGAACCAAGGTTTCTTTTTAAGAAACTCTCTCATCTCAGCAACTTCTATTTTTTGTTCTTGCGTACGGTATTTTTGTACACATGCAGCTGCCTTACTATAGTTATATGTTTCAAAACTATTAGTTTTATAGTCTTGCATACAGTCTTTAATAAAAGAATTATCAGCCATCACCATAGAAGATGTACACATAATAATAAGTGCTAACATAATATATTTCATCACAATTTTCCATTTCTCATAATATATTCCAATGCTCTATCAGCCTCAGTTTCCATTGGTCTGCTTTCGTACCAATTACCATTCTCTTGATCAAACTGTTTACATAAGTCTGCTATCTCAAATGCTTGTATGGGATATCCACGATAAGTGGCATTGCCTGCAACCTTTACCATAATGGCATACATCTTAGCATACCAACCTGTGCCACTAATAGTTTGATATTCTGCCGCTAAGTCTTTTGGCCAGAATGGACAATCTCTATATCCAGACCAAGAATAAGTTGTATTAGTTAACTTACTTTGTTTATATTCTAATACGGCTGCTTGTAATTCTGGTGGTAATCTATCTAAAAAGTTTTTAGAGTCTCTACTACGGTCGTAAGGCCATTTGGCCATAAGATGATCAACGTCAACAGGATGCCCACTATTATCGAATATAAAGTTGTGAGCACCAGCATATTTCGCTGGTATGTAATACATCCGCGATAGATCTTTAGTCTGTGCATCTCCAATATCTTCGAGTTGTTTGTTGAGTGACCACCAGAAGTGCTTAATCTCAGATTGTTCAACCTGTCGTTCAAGCTCAAAGACAAGTCGAAACTTCGGCTGATCGAGTGTAGAGCTGGCAGTACTATAGCAAATAAAGTTATAATCACCAAAACGCATAACCAAATCATCTTTTAAATCTCCTTCGAATTCATAATCGTCAACATCAACAGCAGCCCAACCTGCCCAAGCCAAAACATTTCTGTTCGCCCTAGTTGTGCCATCCACGTAAGTAGCCGGTGATATAAGCTCTGCATCCTTTTTACCTTTTCTTTCTTGTTTGCTTAAGTCAAATAGCAAACTACTAAAGTCACTCCATGAATGGAATGACATTTTTCTATGAGTTTTATTGTCAAATGTACTCTTAAAGAGCGTTAGCGACGTCGCCATGATTATCCTCATGTGATGGTGCCTGCCAGTCTTCAGGCTTCAATAGATCAGGTAATCCAAAAGGATTTGGTCTACCTGGTTTTACTCCTGGTTCTTTCGAAATATTTGCTTTGTAAATAGCATCCCATGCTTTATTGGCATCCACACCAAAAACGTCAAGAGTGCCAATAGCGAAAACGCAAAGATCAATAAGGCCATCAACGATTTCTTCAGGATCTCCTTTTTTAAAAGCATCACACGTTTCATCCAATTCCTCGCGTACCATTCCTAATCTAAAGAGAAGATAGTTTTGCATCTTAACTTTGTCATCTTTATTCTTTTCAAACCAGTCATTCACGCCAAACTTAGCGTGCATATCACTGATATCTTTTACCCAATTTTCGCTCATAATATATTATACTCCATTTCTAATCTTTTGTAAACAACTAAATGTATCTTTCCATGAATTAACTGTTTGTACTGTTCCGCCTTCTCTTTCAAGTTTAGATGCAATAGAATGATCATTGCCACCTGGCATAGTTTTGTCGCCAAAGTATGTTACATCAGGTGCATCAAAGTTTTTTACTATTTGTTCTTTACCTTTCATATGCGGAGTTATATCTATACCAGTTTCACCAGCAACAGTTGCTATAACTAAATCTGCGCTAATATCCCACCATTCTTGCTTGTACCATCTTTCATTAAATCTTTCTGCAATAGCTTCTCTTTCTTTATGTTTCTCATCCCATCTCTTATACATGTCTCTGCCTTCTAAACCACCACGTCTGCCTAATACACTAAAGTTTAGTAAACCAACACGCTGATCGAAATGATCACCTGTCTTACTCATAAATCCTGAATCGGCTAATTCACCTAATAGCCACTTATGATGAGGTTCTGGTAAGACCCAATCGTTTTTATAAATTTCTCTATCACCTCGAAATACATGATTACCTGAACATTGATATACTTTAACACATAAGTTATAGATCTCTTCAGGTATTTGTTCTAATGTCTTTTCTCTATCAGAACCTGTAATTAAATAACACTCGTGCTTCATTACAAACTTAACAAAAAACTCTGCAAATTTCTGATCCATCTTACCACGACTTGGTGTCAACGTGCCATCAACATCAAAAATGTATATCATCCGAAAAACTCCTCTAGTGTATTCTTTTTCTCTACTGACCATCCGACCGCATCAAGGATTGGCAAGAGAGGTTCAATAAATGTTTTGTCAAACTGTTTGTTGTAATCCACATAATTATGTAAGCCAAGACTCTCAGGTAAATAACCTGGAAACGCAATCACATTTTCTTTGATCGGATTAGGCATACGCATGTAACAAAACTTAATCTTCTCGCCGTTTTGAATTAGTGGGTACATTTTACCAAGTGATTTATCTTTAATAGACTGATTATACATGATAGACCCACGTACGTGGATGGGTGTACCCTTGGCATACAACGTGCTTTTACGTGACCATTTAGTCAGATCTTTTACACCACGCGGAAAAGAAACTTGCTCGGGAGGTAACGATGAAAATGCTTTACGGAAATCTGCAATAAACCTTTGAGTTTTATTCTCATCACCTTCGATAATAATCTTGAACATCTCTTTGAATTTAGTACGAACAACTTCTGGAGTCGAAGACTTAATTGCCTCAATGCCCATGATCTTAAGTTTTGGTTCGGCATATTGTACACCTTCAGAGTTGTGTACGTTTAGAATATATCTTTTCTTTGCCGTCCATATGCCACGATTTGCAATAACCTCACGTGCCATAACCATACGGTTTACATAAGCTTGTTGCTTATCAAATAGTTTGGCATAAGATTTCTCTAGGACTTTTTCGAAATGCTCAGAACAAATCTTATCGAGTGCTACTACCGGATCTTTAGGATTTAATTGCTTAACTAACGGACCCATGTTTATGTATAACGAATCTGTATCCATGGCAATTACATAATCACGAGCTTCTGTTTTTAGGATACGATTCATCTCTTTGTTCATGGCTTTCTCAGCCCACATGATAGATAACTGACCGGACAAAGTAATACCTTCGGCCATACGCATATCAAAGTAACGGAAATGTTTATTACCGAGTGCACCATAAAGTGAGTTCAAGAGAATTTTAATAGCCATTTGCTGATTCTCAAGTTGATTGATTTCTTTCTCGAGATGGAATGTTTTACCTTTTTGATACTCACGTTCTTTGGCAAGCATTTGCTTTTTGACTTCTGAACGTTCGGCATAGTAGTCTACAATAATCTGAGGCAAGATACCTTGCTGAGATTTATCATACGTAGAACCATTGGCTGCAATGGCAATATTTTCTTTGCGGAAGTTTGTTGGTACAGGATCTGATTCAAGATAACCGATTACGCCATTAGGTGCTTGAGCTGATGTAATAGTTTCAGGTGACATATTGTATTGAACAATAAGATTAGGATACAGAGAATTAAGATCGAACGATACAACCCAATCATGTGAACCGACAAATGGTTCTTTCACATAGCCGCCTGGATATGGGATCTTATGCTTCTTCTCGTTAGGCGGAATAATTATATTCTTTTTATTTAGTTCACGATATATGATTGAATCCCATATAGCCGTTGTACCAAATGTGTCAGATAAATTAACACCACCTTTATATGCCACGGTAAGGGCAAGATTGATAAGACCCATCTTGTCATCGATACGTTGAACAAGTTGAACGTCTTTAATATTATAGTCGATAAATTTTTGGTGATCGTTTTTATAGAGCGTATGAAGACTACCATGTTCCTCATATGATAACTTCTTCTCACCGAGCACCGTATAGCCAATGTGATCAAGTTTATAGGATTCTTGAGCACCATAGGAATAACCGAACTTCTTGAATAACTCAAGGTAATCGGCTTGTTCGATACCAACAATTTTATATGTGCCTTCCATCATACCGGCATCTACAAGATTCCATGGCGATAGGCGTTTAGCGGCTTGCTCAGAACCAATACGATATAATCTGTTAATTAAGTATGGTAAATCAAAGTAACGTGAGTTCCAACCGGTAACCACGTCAGGATAATTGTCAGACCAATACTTTAGAAAGCTGGCTAGCATAGCTTCTTCTGAATCAAACTTCTTGTATTGAATCAGATCACCATGCATTTCTATCTGACATTTTTCTACGTCATAATCACCGAGACCCCATACATGATATATGGAAGACTTGCTGGATTTAAGAGCAATAGAAATAATTGGATGTAATGCTTCGGCTGGTTCAGGAAAGCCGTCATCAGAGGCAACCTCAATATCGAAGTTAACTACGTTGATATGAGCCGGATTGAATTTAATATCATCTGGCCATTTGTCAGCAATAAACTGAAATGCCCATCGGTCTTGACCGTATATTTTAAACTCATGAATGTCTTCATAACGTTTCATGAATTGTTTAGCTTCGCTCATGCTATCAAATTTTATAGGAGCAACAGGTGTTCCATCGAGTGCACGCAATGGTGACTCGTCATTAGATTTAACATAGAGTGTTGGTTGAAATCTTACTTTAGATTGAATTGGTGCACCTGAATCATTATATCCACGATATAGGATTTGATTCATGTGACGATTTACTGATGTATAGAATGACAAAAGATACCTCCGCGTATGGAGCCATTATATCACGAAAAAAGGGGGTTGTACACCCCCGTTTGTTATTGTGGAAAATATTTATTTAGCATTTCAACTTGATCATTATATCTTGCAATCTCATCTAATTCTTGTTCAATTGCTTCTATGATATCTGGATGCTCACCCACTCCAACTGGGTTATTCAGATATACTTCAATATTTGCTTTGTGCTTTGATATGTGACCATTGGCGTGTGCTTTGAGTGCTTCGAGTAGCTGTAGTCTCATTGTTTCTCCTGTAGGCTGAGGGGGCTTTCGCCCCATCAGTATTCATTGTAGCTTAGATAACTCTAGCATTACTTTCTTGGCTTCCGCGTGGTAGCCCTGTCTTGTAAGTTCCGCCGCCGCTCTGGAGTAGCCAATCACTTGGACCGTACGTCCTAATGCCGACCACAAGCCAGACAAGGGCGAAAACGCATAAGATAGAAT